GACCCCGCCAGTTACGGCAGTTGCTTGTTTATCGTCCAGCCAGGACCTTGAATTTGCATCTCTCGTCACACCCCGGTGCTTGTTCTTGGGTTTCACCCTCACAAGGTAGACCTGATAACACAGCCCAACTTTGAGTAGACCATCTCCTACTTCACCCCTTCGCAGCGGTGAGGCAAGAGTTTGTCGACACTCTTCTTCGTATACCCCATATCCGTCTTTCTGGAAACTTTCCAGAGGGTCGGATTAGGGTTTTGGACGAGATGGACGCACCTCCTGAATCTTTTCAGAAGGCGCATCTTCTCTGTAGTGTACGCAATGCGCTTCTCTTTCAGATCAAGATCTGTAACAGAAGCACGTTCGAAATTTGCACCAACGATCTCTTCGAAATGAGGGCATCTATCCTCGTTTCGAAGCGAACTTCGGTACACAACTTTGTCCATCTTACCCCGGATCACCTTGTAGAGTGGTCCGGCGTGAGTGAGACCTTGTGGAAGATGTAGTGATGGCATGTCCTTTTCGAGGACACCCCAATACCACATCGATTCTTTAAGTGTCATGGGCCTCGAGGGGTTCTCGGGAATCATCCCGAGACCCCCCAAGGCACATGGAAGATATATCGGAAGCTTCTCTTTCTTCGCGAATCGTAATTCGCGAGGGAAGTGAAGCCCCAGTAGTTTGTTAGTTATAGTCGGACTCACACCACGCTTGAAAGCTTGGTCTGAGATCGACCCTATAACACTGAATCGGTCAACATTCCCCGAAGTCACGAATGACTTCACGGAAAGTACTGGCCTCTTACGAAATCCATCATGACTCCCGAGGTAGAATGCCTCGCAAAAGGTTCCACCGTCGGGAGACTTGAATGACTTCTTTACATTAACTTCGAAGCCTACCATCCTACAGAAATGTTTCCATAGGTTGATCTGCTTCTTGGTCCAATAAGCAAAGATGTCGTCCCCTTTGTGCATATACTGCCCAGAGGGGTCGACGACTCTGCAGATGAGATGATGGGTGAAATCAAGGAGCGTCCACGAAAGTGGAAGCCCCATGAATGCACCTCGCTTCGTTGGCCTACCCTCGACAGTGAAATTCGTGAAAACGAAATCAGTGTCGAGGCCAAGCCTCATACATAGGCATCTGAGGAAAGTGAATGAAAATGTATCAGTCGCTTTCTTCAGGTCGCCAGAAAAACAGAACTTACCGTCCAACCTCTTCCAAGGGATGAAGTTGGGCGGTTCGTCTTTAATAGTGAAGTCGTGTCTCGTAACCATTGGATACAAGATACGCCTGAACACATGCGCACGGGCCACACGGTAGGGATCGTTTTTGGTAACGATCCTAACCTTGTAGCCACGTTCTTTAACTGCAACTATCGCGGAATCAGCCACGGCTGGTTTCGCGACACGTTGACCATAACGACGTGAAGTCACCCGAATCCAGTCAGATCTGGATTTGGATGAGTTCACGGTTAAAACAGCAGAGCCCCGCTTGGAGAAGGGGGGGAAGTACTTCGTAAGGTCCTTCCCCCTCCCTCCTTCGGAACGTTTATAACCCAAACAAGCCGATCCCGAAAAGGGATACGTATCGTTCGGGTGCACTTTAGCCAAGCGACGAGAGAACCTCTCTGAGATTCTCTCCTTGCTCAGCAGTATTTTCGCAGCATGCAGGACTTGTCCACGTAGGACTCGTTCTTTATGCGACATTGAGGCAGGGTCATCTTCCTTATCTTCAAAAGAGAAGGTAGGGGAGGTGACCGTTGCCAGAAATTCCTCACGAGTAGTCTCGCAGTCTTCCTCCCGTGGGAGGGGGAGTGCGCGACCAACGCAAGAGATAATGAAGAGCTGATCCCGCGAAGCTACGTAGCTTCGCGGGAAGAGCTTTCCTTTCACAGTGTCCCCCATGTGCAGACCAGTTATGGCCTGCTCACGGGCGACAGTACACGCACCCTTGATGTCTCGAATAGTCTCATGAGACCGTTCGAGAAGTCTAGAGTATAATTTGTTGAGGAACCTCACCGCCGAAATGTTTCGACGACGAGGTTCCCAGCCACACGCACGCCACGCGGCCACGAGAGAGTCCAAGACAAGCATGGACCTCTTGTGAGCCTTGTGGCAAGCATGAGATTGGGCTGTAGTTAGGGATGACCCGTCCCTAGCTGCAAAGCGTCCCGTCTTATGCAGGAGATCAATGGCGTTCACCATGGATCTGTGTTCCCCAAA